CATCTCTTCGTTCATAATTTTTATCGCTCCCGCCAACACCGACTTGCTTTCATCTTCTCTGGCAGAGTTCAAGCTGTGCATCAACTGATCCAGGGGAAGATCGTGTTGTAGCGCCAGAGACAGAATTAAAGAAGCATCATCGAGCAACAAATCCATATCGCTCCCTATCTTTGATCCCCTGATAAAAACCTCTCGTGCTTTCATGTCTTCAAGGTCAATCCCGAAGCTGATGTAATACCGATCCGTCATGGTTTCCAGAACGCGGGTGATGGATGGTCGTCGGTTAGGCATCTTTTTTCGCATTATCTATTTCTCCGCATAAAATATGTGTTGTCCTATCTTGAAACACGGCTCAAGGACACTGGCCCAAGTAGGGCTCACCCAATCTGCATGGTAGTGAGTAGCATCTTCTAAACCATCAATGTCTACATTGGTTGACAGAAGAGTGTAAGCGATGCTTTGAGCATTCTTCCAAACTTCTTTTTCTGCTGGTCTTTCGGGGCGACCATCACACCAGTAACTAAACTGACACTTATCTCGAACAGGATTGCCCTTCCAGTATCGACCTTGTCTCACCACTTCGCATATTGTATCTGGATATCTAGGGTGATCTACTCGGTTCTGTATGACAATCCCCACTGCCAACATCCCCAGACTTCCTTGATCTCGAGCTTCGTAATACATGGCTTCCGCTAGGCATTGGTGTTCATCGGCATGAGCTACTCCGGTAAGCCCCACCAAGAAAGCCCCCGCCATTAAAAGTTTTTTCATTTCTTTCCGTCCCTTTCTAAGTTCTTTCTGACCAAGTAGTTAATCTTATTCATCCAGATACGCTTGAAGTCAGGATCTTGTGCTTGTTGAGCTACCTTAACCATCTTGGCTATCTGTTCCGTTAGTCTCATTATGCGTCTCCCTTATTGCTTCTCCGATTTTTTGCGCGATCTGCGGGATGATGGAGTTTCCCAATGCACGGAGTTGAGGTACTCGGTTGGGTAGCCCATCAACCAGGCGACCCACTGGGGGTTCAACTTCCCACCACTCTTCGGGTGTGATGCATTTACTGTGTCTGCCAAGTTGAGACTGTGGCTGTTCTGCCTGTCCTTCGTCAATCTTCTTCCCGTCTCGGTTAGCTCTGCGTCGGGATGTTCGATTTCTTGAGTAGTCGGGGTCGGCCACAGCTTCACGGCATCCCCTAAATTTGTCTGATGACCCTTTTCCATTCTCGCTTTTATTTTCTCCGGATCCTGATACTCCCCGCCGCCTTTCTCCCTTGCATTGGGTGTCGGCCACATCTCGGGATGAACCACTTGCTCCCTTAGATTTCCCGATCTCTTTCTGCCTTCCCTGTTCTTCTGATTTGTCGAGCAATCTTCCGCGTCCCTCGCTGGAAGGTAATCCATCGTGTTGGGCGTTGCCCACAAACTCGAAACCCAGTTGCCTTGCCCCCTCTCCTCCATCGAGGGGCTTGTCTGGTCCGCTTTCGCTGTCGGAGTGTGCAACAATCCAGAGTCGCTGTCTGAGGTGCGGGGCGCCAACCGCGCAAGCTGGAATATTAAACGTCCTTGTGGCGTAGCCTTCGTTTGCCAAGTCAGAGAGTACTTCGTCCAAGCCCAATCTAATGAGCCCAGCAACATTTTCTCCAACGACCCAAGTGGGCCTGCATTCCCTGATAAGCCTAAACATTTCTGGCCAGAGATGTCGGGGGTCATCCTGGGCTTGCTGATTTCCCGCCTGGGAAAATGGCTGACAAGGAAATCCTCCGCAAATAACATCGGGTCGGGTCGGGAGGTCGGGTTCTTTGACATTTTTTATATCTCCTAGAATCGGGACTCCGGGCCAATGGTGTTTCAGAACCGCCTGACAATACGGCTCGTTCTCCACGAAACAGACCGTTTCAAAAAAACCGGTGGCCTCGAGCCCTCTCGAAAAACCACCGATCCCGGAAAATAGATCCAATACCTTTAACACTAGCCCGAGAACAGTCCTACCAAGAGACTACCCACGGCTATCAGTATGTAAAATTCGACTCCCATCTTCTTTTTCCTTTTCTTAGTTTTCATCGACCACCAGCCAACTATACTTATCTACGGTTTCTCTGCAATGAGGACAGACCAGAGAATACCACGAAAAGTGGTGAACAATCGTTGACCCACCGCAGACAGGACACCAGATCTCTTTTCCTCCCCTACCCGCCCTTGTCCATTTCGGAACAGGTTTCATCTTCTGGGGTTTCTCTATCCCCACTTGGTTTTCGGTTTCGTCCACAGAATCCTGTTGCGTTCCGAACTTAAAAAACTTCCAGATACTCATTTCTTGAACTCCCCCTCATTGTTGCAGACCCAGCAGTCATCGTATGCGGGACCATCTCCCGCATCGTTTACGTCCACTGCCACATAACCATTGCCGTGGCAGACGGGGCATATTGCACCCGTCCGCTTGAAGGCTTCTCTGATTTCCTCTCCCGTCATTGAATCTGTCAATTTGCTCATTGTATGTATCCCTTCACAATTACACCGTTTCCATAATCCCGAACACCGCCCAACACGGACTCCTCTGTGTTAACCCATGTGTGGTCAGCATTCGCCAAGAACACCGCCTTGGCGAACCCTCTCGGAGTTGCGGAACGAATGTTTTTGGTTCGCAAAGATTTACCCCCCGTCTTGCCATGCACGGGAGAGAAGGCTTTCCCCTTTTTGGGGTCTTTCCTTTCGTAGGTCAATGTCTCATGTGCCACGGCATTGGGTCGTGGCATATTGAAACCACCCCCCGTCCAGAGACAGGTCTTCTTCCGATAGGCATCCCTTGGCGGAATGACCTCTGGATATCTCGGATGCACATCATCCTCTGGCAGATATCCCCCGAAATCGCATGGGTTGAATGTGTGATCAAACTTCCGCCACAACCGCGTCAAGGCACCGATGGGATTCTCAATGTAGAAAGGACAACCCAACGATCTCCCCACAAGTTCGCACCTCTGAACATGAAGTGAGGCTTCCGTCTGAAAGTGTGGGTTGGCTTCCGCTTTTTTCTTCCACCACCTCGAACCACTGACCGCTAGATCCGTGCAAGGCGGGAACGCGGACATGAAACATGCCTTACTCTCGTGTCGGGCAATGATCTCAAGAAGAGTGTCCGTGTTGTAAAGGTCAGCGTGGACGTAGGTGATGTTGCCTTCCGTCCGCTCACCGTCATGCTGGATGTCATACGCGAAACACTCATATCCAGCCTCTGCCCACGGGCGAAGTGCTTCGCCCGTGTAGTCGTATAGTGAAATGACTTGGTTTCTCATGCCACCTCTCCCGTGTCGCAATTATACTGACGATTGCTTCCAGCCCAAGATGGCTCAAACTTCATCTGGATAAGAGTATGGCTAATCTGGAAAGTCTCGCCATCCCTCTCAACCAAAACGGTCTGCTTACGAGCCTTGGGACGTAGACCAACAACCTTGTAAGTCTCGCCATTATGCTGAAAGGTCTTGTGAAGCCATTCTTTTTTGAGATCAAATTTCCAGTAATACCGATCCCAATCATTGGCTCGGGTATCAAAACCTGCAATCGAACCTTCAAGTTTTACACTAAACATGTTATCCTGATACCGAATGTTTTTAAGCTCAAAATCAACACCAAGATCCTTGCCCAGCGTTGAAAGAACTTTGTCCACCTCAGAGCGAACATGGTCTAAAGAGTTTTTATCGAATTTAGTAATCATCAGATTTCTCCTTTCTTTGATGAGAGATCACAATAGCATGAAACATGGGAGATTGTCAAATGGCATGGGAATATCAAATTAAACATCCAAACGGTTACAAACGGAAAGCTCACCACGCACCAAGGAAAATGTGGCGGAATGATGGCTCACATTATCAAGAGCTAAAACGAGCAAACGAAGAGTTTGGGAAAAGGATGAACGGACGACTGTTCGAGGACATTGTTTTAAAGAAATAACACTCGTCACCTATATACGGCTAATTTGAAAATAACAGTTTGAAAATAAAATTTTAGACAAAAAAAAGTGTAAAAGTGTAACCAGTGTCTGAAAACAGCACTTAAACTGTTGAAATAGCTATATTCTACTCGTTACACTACTCGTTACACATCGTTACAAAAAGATATGTTTCGTTACACTCTTCTAACCGTTGTTGGATCTGATATTGCATATGTAGGTTTTCAAATTTGAAAATGCTGGTATATAGGGAGTATGAGAAAACGTATTGATAACAAAGCTGACGAGATTGAAGAGGCCCATGGTCGCAAGCTGACGAATAGGCAAAAAGAATTTGCCCGTCATTTTGTTGATGGAACTCATTCCAATGCGGAGTGTGCAAGGTTGGCAGGTTATGCCAATAAAGATGGCAACGCTCGAATTCAAGCTCACAAACTTTTAGACCCCAGTTTGTTTCCTCATGTATCGGAATACATAACCGAACTTAGAGAAGATAGAGAGAAGCGTTATGGCGTTACTCTTATGGGTCAGCTTAAACGTCTCCGGGAATTGTCCATGAACGCGGAAGAGGCAGGCCAGTTTTCAGCAGCCATCAATGCGGAGAAAACAAGATCCGCTTTGGGCGGTCTCACAACAGACAGGCGAGAAACAAATCATTATCACGCTATCGAAAACATGAGCCGACAAGAGATAGAATCTAGGCTTGAAGAACTTAGAAAGTCCCATCCACATGCTTTCGTGGATGCTGAATATGAGGTTATCAATGAGCCAAAAACCAGAGACGCTTCTGTGGAACAGGATCAAGTCAAAAATACCCCCACATTGGAACACCACTCGGATTGAAAACCGCTATGGGGGCGGAGTTCCAGACGTTCACGTATGCGCGGAGTCTATCCCTTTTTGGGTAGAACTTAAAATAACTAAAACTAACGCAATAAATATATCCGCCCAGCAAATTGCTTGGAATTACGCCTATTGTAAATCGGGAGGCGTAAGTTTCTACTTACTACACCCCCTCTCTTCCCCCCACCTATATTTGTTTGACGGGGTTCATGGTCGGGAGTTAGTGAAGTCGGGACTTCGGGGCGTGGACACTGGGTCGGGGTCGGGGGTCAAGCCACTCTGGTCCGGTGACAGTGAGTCGGGGATCGTGGCCGGGATGCTCGAGGTTGCTCGAAGTCGGGTCGGGGGGCAGGTCGGGTCGGGGTCGGGTCGGGGCTCTCGGTCCAAGAAGGTCGGGTCGGGGTCGGGAGTCAAAGAATCGTGGCCGGGCCCTGGAGTATAAGTGACCCTGGTAGAGGAAAGGAAACTCTACCAGGGTCGATGGTCCGGGGTGGATTTCCCCGGACCGGACGCGCCTAGGGCCCGACTTCAGCTCGAGCCCATTTTGGAGTGTCAACAACCGGCGCGTCTAACTACAAAACCGCTTGTATCATTTTTGGCCTTGGATCCCTTGGGCTCTAGACCAACGATAACTGGCGATGGATCTAGGTGTCTCAAGTCATGCTCTAGACCGCTGATCACTTTATGCCCCATAAATGTTTTGGGCATACCATCACCAAAAACAACCGCCACGTTTTTACGATTAGCTAAAACGTGCATAGCTTCGTGCATGTTTGTTTCCGATAGGCTAAACGTCAAGTGATAGTTGCTAGGCTTGTTTGGGTTTAACATGCGCTTTAAGTTTTTGGTGTAGTCAATAAATTGAATCTCGGGGAATTGTTCTGGCAATGTTTGCCCGTTGTATCCCTTGATATACTCGAAGCTTATGTCCGTTGATCCATTAGGACGAACCGCAAGCATTTTGTTTTCGCGCTCGGCCTTACGTGCCAACGCTTCAATATGATCGGACATTTCCCGCATGAACGAAGGACGCTCATTCATAAAGTATTGAGCTTTTGCAATGCGACTCTTGCGGGTAGCATTGGTCCCCGTTTCCAAGTCGGAAACAATTGCGGCTTGTCCGCTATACATACCCAAACATAGATCCCGACAACCCGCGCTCGAATTCGGGCATAAATTACCAGCACCGCCAGTAGTATGCGGTGCCATATAATTAATGGCGTTTAGATATCCGAACTTGTCCGCCTTGATAGCTTTCGGACTATCAACGGAAAAGAATTTAGAAAATCGTTTCTTCATGGTGTTTACCTTTCAAAAGTTGTTGACGCTGTAAAGTTACCATGATTTCCCAGGAGTTGTCAAGTCGGGTCGGGATAAATTCTACTAGGTCGGGTCGGGGACTAGGTCGGGTCGGGATATAAAAAACCCCGGCGGTCCGTCATTGGGCCGGGCCGCCGGGGTAAAGTATGGGAGTAGAGACTCCCTTGGGAGGTGAACAAAATGAGGGGACTAGCATATGGCCAGTCCCCCTTGTTGTCAATTACCAGTCACGTATTGAATATCAAGAATGTGATGTTTTTCAAGATGGCGAGGTTCTAAGCCTTCACTTAGCAACCCAGCCCCCTTTTCTGTAATCGTCCAGATTTTAGCATTCTCAAGACTACAAAAAGTTCCGTCGTCGTCTAATACTACAATTCTTTCCATTATTCTTCCCCGTCTTTTACAATTTCAGATAAGCTGGTCTCCCAGATGTCAATTAACCTCCCACGCGCTCTCTTAACTCCTCTTCGTTGTAGTATTCAAAACAACTATTGCAAATCCATTTATTGCCGATTGTTTCGTGCGGTGTATTGCGAACATCAAAAACATCGTGGCAAACATCGCAGACTGTGTTGTCGCCGTAGTTTGGATCATGGTTTCTCATGCCGTCACCGCCATCTCCGTTTCGTTCAATTCGATAGTGATGTTTCCCCCGTTTAGCACTCTGCGAACCATGTTGGGGTTAAGGCGAACAAATTCCGCAAAGTCATCACCGCTTACCGCGTGGGTCTTGTCCCATAAGGTGTCGCGGTTTTCCTTCGTTGGTTTGTATCCTCTAGCGAAAACGACTTCTTTGAAACGCTTTTCTGTTGGTGACATTAAATAAATGCCCTCATCTTTCACTAGCCAAAGCCCTTGGTCTTCCGTTTCTTCTTGAACGTAAGGAAGCTTTCTCTTGTTCGCGTTGGAATGCTCCATCATTTTGGCGAGTGTTCCCGCCTTGTCATTCTTAAATATCAGATTGTGCATTAACATTTCGATTTCTCCATTGGTTGTTGACATGATCCATTATATATGGGATACTCCAATAGTCAACAACTTTTACAAAGGAGGACAATATGTCCACTAGAGCGATTTACACTTTTTGCGATCCCCGCACCGAAGTCCACGTTTACAAGCATCACGATGGATACCCGTATAACGGGGGTGTCCACAATGGTACGGCCTACGAAGGCGGAGGCCTTGTTTGGATAAACGACGCGAAAGCATTCGCGTGGGACTTGCCAAGGTTTGAGGCCGACGAATTCGCGGCTTCGTTCGTCGCGGCGAACAAGTCTGACGGTGGAGGCGTAAATTTGATTAGTGATCAAAAGCCGTGGGAATACGCCTCCGATTGTGAATACTGGTATAAGGTTTCGTCTATAGATGGCGACCTTCACGTGACGGTTTTGTCCGTTGATTGGTCTGGAGAAGTTCGCGACCATTGCATTGAGATGGAAGGTCCGCTTGATGAGCTACTCGCAACGCAACGCGCCCGAAAGGAGGTGGCGTGATGCCTAATTGGACAAGCAACATTCTAAACGTCGTCGGCAAACCGGAGTCCGTGGATAAATTCGTCGCGCATATGGGTGAGGTGATGGATTTTGAAAAGGTAATCCCGCCTCCCGAAAATATGTTCCGCGATAACCTGTCACAAGAAGATAAGGAGCGTTGTGCCAGAGAGGGCATACCAAACTGGTATGATTGGCAAAGCGAAAATTGGGGGACTAAATGGAACGCCCGATGCGATGAGGGTGAAGTCGAAATTGAAGACTACGAAAGCATGAACATGAAGCAAGCGACCTATCGGTTTGAAACCGCGTGGGACACTCCCCGCGAGGTGATCACCGCGCTGTGGGATAAGTGGCCAGACCTTGATTTTGAGGGCGGATATGTTCACGAAGGTTATGAGGGTTGTGGTTCGTTTTCCGAGTTCAATAATCGGGAGGAATAACTGCTACCGCGTCCCGATTCGCGGTCTTAATAAATCGGGTGTTGACTGGGGAGGCCTTCGGGTCTCCCCTTTTTTATTCGCGGTCGGGTCTAGTGGAGGGTCGGGGTCGGGGTTTCCCAAGTCAGATCGTCCCTGAACAGGCCCACTAGTATAAGGTCGATGTATTGTTTATCTACGGCAATCGCGCCGGCTAAGATAGTCAGGCCATCGCCTAAGTTATCCTGGATCCAGGCTCGAGCCTGGTCAGTCACCGGGTGCAGCAGCACGATTGATCCGTGATCATCTATTGTGAAATCTGTCATGGGACCAGTATGGCACAAAAAAAGAGGGGGGACTAATGTCCCCCCTCATATGTTATGCCGCGATGGAAATATGCGGGTCATCTCGATACGCCTCTATGAATTCCGGCGAGGCGTAGGTTAATCCCATCCGAAGAATTTCGGACTTATACATATCTCCGTATTCCCACGACCCATATGTCGCATCAGATTTTCCGACCGTGTACCACGTGGTATGTTCCTTTTCGTTTTTGGGAATCTTATAGGTTTTCAAAACCCGAATCTCCCAATGCCCGAGATCTGGATGGTGAGCCTCGAACGTTGCATATGGGTTTTCAATGTCGCGACCTTTTCCTAGTGGATTTTTAGCCATGTCAATTTCTCCTTTTGTTGTTGACTATCACATAGTATTACCATAATATCCCATAGTCAACAACTAATCGGAGTTAGCAAAATGAGATCAGAAAAGATTAAAACATTGGGCGACTTAGCCGAGCATATGGATGTCATGACCAAAGAAAGCTTCTTTCTTCAGAACTATCTTGGTGATGTAATATCTCTTCTTAAAAGTGATGTTACATCGGAAAGGAATATAGTCGTTGCCCTCCAACGATTGGCAGAAATGGTTGAGCATTCTAAAGAATGCGGTTATGGAGAAGATACCATGATATCCCAGGAGGTAGAAAGATAATGGAATTCGATATTCACATAGAATGTGCGGAGTGCGAGGGTTTTGGAGAAATCGAAAACCTTCGGCATGGCGTTGATGCCAATGGTCCATGGGTCGATATCACTGACCAGAAATGCCAAGAGTGCGAGGGCGGTGGTCTGGTTTATGTTGGTCGTGAAGTCTACGATAGCGTTGCCGATCTCAAGGCGGACTACCCCGAAAGCATGGCACAAAATTTAGACACCAAAAAATGGGTCTAATGTAGTCGGGCAAACTTTCTCTCAACTCGGGCGACCTTCGGGTCGCTCTTTTTTTATGCCCAGTCGGGGTCGGGTCGGGTCGGG